CCCCAATACCATAACCCGAACCAAATCCAAACCGAGCATCCGTAGCCAAACCGAATGGTAAACCAGCACCAGTGAATGGTAATTCCAGATATAAATTTTCAATTTTACCCGAAGTGTATCTACCTCTATCATCACTTGGGAATACACCTTGTCTATCAGGTCTAAATCCAATATGTTGACCTGCAATGGTTGCTAATAAATTTGTCGGAGTCCAAGTTTTTCCCCATCTCTGGCTTCTCTGCATTCCAACTTGTTTCAACGCCCATACAATGCCACGAGGTGTTAATAGGAATTGTGTAATTCTTGCAACATCAAAAGCAGCTCGTACAGTAGATGTAACAGCACCACCACGAACAAAGGATAATCCACCAAATCCGTAATTGAACTCTTTGCCTTTTCCGTTTTGAATACCTGTAATGATAAATGGTTGTTTAATCATCCAAGTATTGAACGAGTCTTCTTTTAACAATCCGTGAGCATTACCGCCTGATTTGTTGGTTTTACCATTATAGGTGTCTTTTAATAAACTATCAGTATAATTCTTACCCAACCCATTATCAAGTTGTAAAGATGTCTTATATGGGATGGGTGTATCTTTTAACGAACGAATAGATGTTGTTGAATCAAAGATAGTTGCGTCGGGATTAACACCCACAAATTTTGATGAAGTGTTTACTTTTGGTGTAAATCCAACAGCATCGCTATTTGTAATAAAATCAACAACACCAAAGTCCTTTGCTTGGTCTTCAAGGTTTGGTAATCTATTTGAAGTAAACAATCGCGGAGTTGTTTCACCCTTGTCCTTATCACCTTGTTCTACCAAGGTTGCGTCAGTTTCTCCTAAAAATCTTTCTTGGAATCCAAAGGATTTTGGGGTGGTTTCACCTTTGAACTTTTCGGCATTGGAGTATCCTTGAGGAGTTGTTTCACCCTTAAATCTATCTCCTTGAGTAATATTTGCCGTTTCGGTTTCACCTTTGAATTTTTCCGTTTGGTCTACTTTCTTTGGGGTTGTTGTTCCAAGGAATCTCTCCTTGAGGGTTGGTTTGGTAGGTGTTGTCTCACCCTTAAACTTTTCTACCTGTGAATAAAGGGTAGGGTTAGTTTCACCTTTGAATTTTTCGGATTGTGAATACAAAGTAGGATTAGTTTCACCTAAAAACTTTTGTGTTCGCTCTAAAGGTTTAACATCAGTTTGACCTTTGAACTTTTCCGTATTATTATATGACTTTGGGGTTACACCTGATTTAGTTGGTGACTGACCTGGTCTTTGTGGAGTTGGAACTCCATCTACAAGGTCTGAAAGTGGTGTTTGATTAACCTTTTTTGGAGCTTCTTGGCGTGGACTATCCACCAATGGTTTCTCCACCGGCTTTCTCCACTTTGAAAGGTCTGATTTTAGGTCTATTAGCGCCACTCTAATCCTTATCTATGTTGTCTTCTTACGGTTTCCATACGAGAGTTAGCTCTACTCATTTCAGTAACCATTTTGTCGTTTACTTTAATAACTATTGGTTGTGACTGAATGTCTTTACGGAGACCCTTAATCTCTTCCAATAATGGGTCAGCGGTTCCACCACCTCCACTAGCACTACCACCAGAGTCACCACCCAAACCAAGAGCGCCGGTAATTAGTGGTAATATCATTCCAAGAGCCAAAAGAGTTGGTAAGAAAAGAGTGACTGCTGCTAATCCCAAGGCTAATGGTATTAAACTCATACCTAAAATAGCAAACACAGCAGCAAGTGCTAAAAGACCAGGCGCAATCATTACAAGTGCTGTTAATTGGCCTGTTAGTTCACCAAACATACCAAATCCTTTGGCTATTTCTTGGATAGCTTTACCTAAAACAAATAATGCAGCTGCGATTATTAACATAGCAGCAGCTCCAGCGAGAATAGCAACAGCACCTACACCACTCATCATAATAGCACCTACCAATGCGAGTGCTCCAACGAGTGCTAACATAGAAACTACAGCCATTGCAACCGCTTCCCAAGAAACATTCATAAATTCTTGAACCGCTTTAGCAAATACAAATACTGAAGCTGCTACTAATACAAGAGCCGCACCACCTGCGAGTAATTTCTTAGCATCAATTTTGGATATAGCATCAGTCATACCCTTCATACCTTTAGAATCACCCTTTGGCATTTCAGGACTTTTAGATGAACCGCCAGCTGCGCCGCCACCACCCATACCTAATTTTGAAAGACCAGCCATAGCTAATTTCTTTACAGGACCTAAAGCTTTTGCAGCATCAATACCGATATTTTTCATAAATCCGGTTGTTTGAGCTAACAATGGCATTGAAGCACTAAATGCTGCAAATGAAGCACTACCGAACTTTTTAACCCCAGCAAATGCGTCATTTTGTTCTTCAACAAACGCCTCTTGCTTTATCAACATATCAGTAAGTTCTTGTGTAGTCATACCAACTGAATCAGCAAATATCTTTTGTTGCATTGGGCCCATTTTACCAAATTCTTCAGATGAACCAACTTGGTCTTTAATTGCTTGAGCAAGGTCTTCAGCTGAACCTGCGCCTGTTTGGTATGCAAGAGCGGCTTCACGAATTGCAGCAGTATTAACATCCATACCAAACGCACGTGCCTTCATTTCAGCTTTAAGTGAGGATTCAATATCCAACATATTTTCTGATACCGAATTCATCAACTCCATTGAAGCGCCGTGCTTTCTTAACTCCGCTGTTTTTCTTACAAGAAGTTTAATTTCTTCTTCGGATTTACCAACCAACAAGTTTGCGTTATCACCAAGGTCTTTAAATACAAGGCCCGCGTCTACACCAACTCCGTGTGCTATTTCTTTAATTTCTTCGGTCATACCAGCAGCATTACCGCTGGCTTGTTCAAGGATTTGGTTCATTTTTACAGCACCAGCACCATCACCCATCATTGCATTCAATTCGGTGATATTCTTTAACATATCTGATGATATATTCTCCGTAGTACCATAGAATTCAGCACTTGCCTTTGCGGATTCAGCCACAGCTTCAGCACCATATAATAAACCGGTCATAGACAAACTTGCACCAGCAACACTTGCACCAACCGATGCGGCTTCTGAAGCGGATGAACCCATAGTGGTATACATTTCTTTTGCAAGACCAACTGTTGATTCAAAAGCACTTGTTACCATCTCAGCAGCTTTTTTAGCTACCATCATACCAAGACCAAAAGAAATACCATTTTTAAACATTTCTTTTGATAACCCAACCGATTCAAGTAAACTATCGGTAGTTCCTTCAACCAGCTCTTTTATTTCTTCAGTTTTATCTTTCCGTTTTTTCTCAAGCTTTAGGTACTCTTCCATAGTTTCAAGTTGCTCAATCAACTTTTTACCCAAGTCCTTATTCTTACCTACATACGTCTTAAATATTTTGTCTTTTTGCTCTTGAATTGTTAATAATTTATCTTCAAGGTCATTTGTTTTTAATAAAGCGTCTGAAAGTTCTTTTTGAGAATCGGTTAACTCTTTACTTTTGGTAACTCTGTCGCTCAACATTTTTTGCAAGCTCCTTTGGAGTTGCTGTTCTTCTCTTATAGCGTTTAATCTATCTTGACTATCTTTATTGAGCGCCATTTATACCTCTACAATTAATAATCGTAGTTTTTACCCCAATCAATGGGTTTAATGTTATATTGTTTGAGGATTTTTTGATATTCAGGGTCATTAGTCAACTTATCAAGTTGTTTTTGCTTGATAGCGATTTGAATCTTTTTCAAAAAATCACGAATACCACCTTCAGTCATACCTCGTTTGTGAAGTGATTCTATAATGGTTTCTATCTTTTGTGATTTCATAGCATTCTCCTATACATACTATAAATATAGAAATACCCAACAAATATGTTGGGTATTACCTTTTTCGTGTTTGAGACCTTATTTTAGCAGCTTCTTTATCGTGAGCTTGCTTTTCTTCTTTTTTGAATTCAATTATTTTACCAATATAAAACAATCTTGCCCATACAGGCATATTGTAAACATCGTTAAAAGTAAATCCACCATTTCCGTGGAAAATCAATTCAAAAATGTGAGTGTGAAGATGTTTTCTATATTCAGGAGTTAGGCCAAAAAAAGCTAGCATCCATCGGTAGAATCATCTCCCTCCTCTCCCCAGTTTCCTCTGAAATGAACTCCCAATTCAAGTCAATATCAGGGACAACTTCATTGATATAGTTTCGTAATGCTTTTGAATCCACAGCAAACAACTCATTGTCTACAAAATGAGAAATTGACTTTGGGTCGGTATCACTATCAACTGAAAGAATCATCGTTTTTAAACGAGTGGTTAACTCTCGTGATGTCTCATCCTTCAACTTACGATTTGCTTTGTTAAGTTCTTCAACTTGGTGTTTTACTCTACGTTCTTTTGATTCGGTCATAGCCATAAAGGTTACAACTCTTTGTGAACGTGGAAGAGTGAACTCAAACTCGTTAGTATTTGGAGCAATTTGAGAAGAACCATCATATGGTTTGTTTTCAAATTGAGTGAGGTCAATGGTTTCTTTCTGCTTTTTACCAGTAAATGGGTCAGTAACCTCTACATCATAGTCTTTACCATATCCCAAGATTCTTGCAGCAATCATAATAGCGTTTTTGTCACCTGTACATAAGTCAACATACTTAATAGGTTTACCTTCACCATTTGATATAATAAGAGATTGGAATAGTCGGTCAAGAACCGAACCATCTTTAATGTATGACTGCGTTGTAAGAATATCTTCTTCTTTTGCGGTCATATATTTCATTTCAACCTTACCACTTGAAAGTGAGTTGTCCGATGGGTAGATTAAACCACGAGAAGGTAACTCAATAACTTCGGTTGGAAACTGATAGTTTTTGAGTTCCTTTATCTCGTGTTCTTTTCTTAATTGTTCGACTACATTCTCATTTGCGTAGTCATCATTTAAATTTTGAGCCATAACTTATTTTATATTTTATTATACCAACGACCAAGTACCGTTGTCAAAAGTATATTTGCCACCTTCCCAATCAGCAGGAATAGTAGTTTCAACGTGAAGAACTTCATATCCACCACCAGTAGTGTATGGACAATCGGTTAACACAAAACCTTCAACACCTGTGTATGTTGCTGGTTCGTTTTCGAACAATGTTAATGTTCCAAGTTCCATTACACAATCAACAACGTGGTCTGTGGTTCTTCTAACAATATTTGCCATTTTAATCTCCGTTTGGTTAAACTATGTATAAATATAGAAATAAAACTTTTTAAAACAAAAAACCCCACCGAAGTGGGGTCTTTCAATTTTCAATCTCAAATTAGTATTGTAAGATAGCGTAATCGTAAGTCAATGTTAAATCTACAGTAGCCAAATCTTCACCTGTGTAATCCATATCAGAAAACTTTGCATTTTGAATATAAGCACCTTTCAATGTCCATTCTTCAACTTTATCACCAACAGGTCCTAACGAATTGAAGGTGATATCTTTTTTATAGAAATCAGAGTATCCATCACGACCGGTTACAGACTCGTGAGTCAAACGAACCCACTCCATTACTGCTTGAGCCGCTGAAGGAACTACCGCGTCATAAAGACTGATAGTTAAGTCTTGCCATTCAGAACGACCCTTTACATATCTACGAGTGTTGATATGGTCAATAGTCACTTTACCATTTTGGATTTCTGGTCTATTAGCCGCCTTGATGAGATATGCTGGGATTCCTTCTACATACATAATGAACCTGTTTGACATTTTCGGTTCAAAGTTTGTGAACATTATCTCCTGCGGTGTGAGTAAGTTTGCCATTTAAATTCTCCTAATCTTTCTTATAAATATACCATTCTTCAAATTATGCCCCAGGGAATGCAGCACCCGTTGGAAGAATGTTGAAGTCCAAGACAATGAATTCGGCAGTCTTTGTAGGTTGTAAGTAAATCTCACCTACCAAGATGTTTCTATCAATTACATCTGGAGTATTATTTGTTTCATCCATTACTACACGGAATGTGTATAAACCATTTCTTTGTTGGATTGATTCCAAGTATGGGTTTACGATTGACAAGAATCGGTTTCTTGTAGCAGCCGTGTTTTGTTCAAACACCAAGTATCTTGTAGAAGATGCGATGTATTTCTTAACAGCAATCAACAATCTACGAACGTTGATTCTATCCAAAGCGGATGGTCTAGCTTGTAAGGTCTTTTGACCAAATACAGTAGCGCCTTGGCCAGGGAATGTAGCGATTGGGTTTACACGACCTTCGTAAAGGGTGTCTCTTTCAGCGTGAGTCAAACGAGTTTTAACTTCAATAACATCAGTTAAACCACCACGATTCAAACCAGCAGGAGCGTACCATTCAGCAGCAACTGAATCGTTGAAAGCAATCACGCCAGGAAGTACAACACTTGGCGGAACCCATACTGGCTTGTTTTTATCAGTATCAAGGATTTTAACCCAAGGGTGGTAAGTAGCAACATAGTTAGAGTCAAACGAAGTTAATGCGTTTACAACTGTTGCGTTTGAGTCACCATATGCACCAGCGTCCATAACATAGAAACAATCTTGTCTATCTTCACACATATCTTTTGCGAATGTGGTAACTGAAGAGTGTAATCTATGTAAGATACCTGGAAGAACTACCATATTGATGTCGAACTCATCAGGGTTAGAGATTGCGTTGATAGCTTTTCTCATAGCAACCGTACCAGCAGCCGTAGCGGAAGAACAATCCAAACCTTGAGTGTTACCAGCAAGAATGTTAGTTCCTGTAAGAACAACTCGGTTTGGTTCCCAACCATCAAATCCACCTTGGAATGGAACCATAAATTTCTTGTAGTTAACATCAGATGTCAAAGAAATTGTAGTACCATTTGAGTGACAAGTAGCCAAGTCAAAATCAGAACCAACAGTTTCGGTGTTAGCGTCTGGTGTTGGCATCAAGAAGTTCAAGTTGTCAGTTGCAGAGAAGTCGTATGAGTATCCAAGGAATACTTTAGTGTTAGCAACACCACTTAAAGATTGAGATACAACATAAGTTGGGTCTGGTAAAGTATAACCACTATGAAGTGGTGAAGTCAATGCAGCAAATCCAAAAGGAACAAGTGTTGAGTCAACAGAACCATTTGTTACATCAGGTGCCATTTCAACACGAATGTGAGCAGATGCGTTGTTGTAGTCACCATTTGTTGAAACTTTACCATCATTATCAACTGTAATCCACTTATCACCAATTACTCTTGCGATGTAGTTTGGTGAGTTAGGGTCAAGGTTAAGACCTGTGTATTCTTCTACAATGTTTGGTCTTGTGTCAGCGTCTTGAACGTTTGTACCAAAGATTGAGTTAGGAACTTTAGAAGTATCTACTCTACGAACTTGTAAAGTGAATGTTCCATATTCAGAACCAGGAACTTCAGATGCTGGTTTGATATCACGGATACCTACCTTGAACTCGTAGTTTGTAGGATTACCGTGAGAAAGATTGTGAACCTTAAATAAGTTTGTAGCAACACCACCAACTTTTTGAGACTTAATCCAAGGAGTTGAAGCTTCAGAATAATCTTTGGTGTAATCGGTATCAAATTGAGATAAAGATACCTTAACAACTTCACCAGTAGCAAATGATTGTGATTGGAATGTTGAAAAGTTTAAGAATGTGTATGCATCTTTAGAAGATTTAGGAGCGTATCCGTAAAATTTTGTAAAGTAGTTTTCTGAACTTGGGTTCATAGATGCTGATGTTGCATTTACACCACTAGCACTTGTGATTCCACTACCACTTAAAGTTAATACGAATGATGATGCACTTATGGAACTTGTGATTGAATTATCAAAATCACCAGTACCCAATGTTGTAGTTGGGTGAAGTATAGCACCAACTTTTTGACCAGCTGATGATGAAATTACTAAAGCAAGGGGTTTAGCAGTGTATCCACCACTACCCAACACTCTAACGATAGTTGCGTTTGGAGCATCTTGTAAGTATGATTGTGCGGTATATGGAAGATAAGAATCTTCGGTCAAACCACCAAATTTTTGTTGGAACTCATTAAATGATTCTACTCTTGTTGGTACAAAAGCAGGACCCTTGATAGTTTGTCCGATAAGAGCGCCACCAATCTCACCAATACCTTGTGGAAGGAATGAGAGGTCTTTTTCTCTTGTGAAGACACCTGGACTAACAATTCTTTCAGCCATTATTTTTCTCCTAATGTTCTATTTTTGGAAATTTCCTTACTAATAAATACCAAGAAAATTAGGGAAACACAATAATTATTGGTTAGGGGTGAATGTGTTTTTTTCTAAATCTATAACACCCTCACCATATTTTTCTTTTAATTGTTGTGCGAGTTTACCCTCGTTCTCTTTTAAAGTATTGTAACGACTTACAAGTTGGTCGATTTCTTCGTTTAAGGATTTGTAAACATCCTCAAGTTGAAGCTTTTCAATTTCAATCTCACCCAATCGGGCTAATGACTGAAGTAGACCACCCTGCAACTCATTAATTTTCTTTACTTCATCTTCGGTAAGTGATATAACTGTTTTTTCCATAATAAAATCGTTTTAATATAGTATAAATATGGAATTACAAGTCGTAACTCTCATTCCATACAATTTTACCAACTGAATAAGTTTTTCTTGTGTTGTTCTTAACACCTGCAAACTCCGGCAGTAGGTATGCTTTGACTTGTAGGGTTATTTCTGACTTTACAATTCGGTCTTCACCTACTTCTTGTAGTGTTTCAAATGTATAAGAGTCAGCCTTAACCATAAATTTGTATCTATCACCAAAAGAACGACCTTGGAAGAATACAATCTGCTCTACAATTTTGTTTACTTGTTCTTGGTAGTCACACCAAACAATAGTTGAATACTCCACATTAACATAATCCGGCTTTTCAACTGAATAGTATTCTTTAGATGGTTTTTGACCTGTTAAAACTGAAAATTGGTCGTATCTATTGTCTCGTGTGTATGTTCTCTCAAACATTTGGTTTGCATCTTCTGCATTTATGACCTTTAACTTAGCCATATCGGTGTTTGGTGATAGAGAGTTTCTTTTGAATACAATAACAGGTGTTAAAATCATTCCATTATCATCTCTCATAAAGAGGTCACGTTGAGCCGACTTCCATTTTTCAGGATTTGCGTACATTACCGGAACTTGAACTAATTGTCCGTTCTCTTCAACCATCGGCTTTACATCTTTTTCCAAGAAATCTTTAAACGCAAGGTCAATGTCGTATAAACCAATAGAAACATTCTTTACATCATCCGTATCTCTACGAACTTGATTTGCTTTATTCAATACAGGGTCATCTTGAGTAGAACTTTGTGTTTGTCTCAAGTCTGGTTTGTTTGGGTCAACTACTCTATAACGATTTGCCATTAGATTCCTACCGGTATTGTATTAGTTGTGTTATTTGAATTACCAAAACGATTATCTACCAAATTAAGAGTGGTCTGGCGAGTCATATGAGCAGAACATACAATTGATAGATTATAACCTTGTTCTTCACCACCATCCCAAGTATCAGGATTTTTACCAGCAAAGAACTGACTTGATGCTACATTGTCAATCATAAAGTATTCGTTGTTCCACTCAACAATGTCACCAATTTGAGGAAAAATATCTTTATCATCTTTTAAACTATCACGCAAAAATCTAAACTCAGCAGTTCTTGTGTAATATTGTCCAAAGTCATCCGATACAGCTTCTCTTGAACCATACTCAATTAAACAAGGAATTTTTACAGGATTGTAGTATACTTTTTTACCACTTTCACCATATACATTAGTGTTTGACTCATCTACTACCAACTTAAAGTAATATACCTCGGTGTCAATAATATCGTTAATGAGTTCCTTATTCAAGGTTCTGAATAAAGACATATCTCGCTGTCCACCAAATAAAGCCATTTTATTATCCTATGTAAATTGGTCTTGGGATTCTTGCAAGTGTAGACTCAAGGAACTCCGCCTCATCTCTCTTTGCTTCCATAAGAGCTTTTTTAGATGTAGCTTCCAACATTTCTTTGAGTTGACTTAATAGTGCTTCTTTTTCAGCAGCTGCTTCCGAACGAAGGTCGCCACCATCCAAAGTAATGTCTGCTCCTGGAATTGGAATAGCGGAGAACTTTGCACGAACAGCACCAAGAACTTCTTTAGCCAATGCTAATGTATATTTGGTAATCCATTGTCTACCAGCGGAGTTGATTGATGTGTAAGACAATCTTTCAAATGGAACATTTGAGAAATCACTAACCACATTTGACGCTGCAATTGGATTGTTTGCTTCAGTATCCAAAGTGTATTCAAAGAAAACCTTAACATTAGAATCACCCGAAGTTGGTAATGGGAAAATTTTAATACGGTTGTTTATCAATTGAAATGAATATTGAGATTTACGAATCTGGTCGTTGAACTCAATAGCTTGTAAACGAAGTAAATCATCGTACATTGGCTGCATCATAAATGATACGCCCGGTGAATAATTACCCCAACCAAAAGTTTCCATCATTTGCTGTGAACCAAGACCTGTTCCTACGAATGGGTCAAAGTATCTTACGATTGCAGGTGGAGCTTCGTGGAATACCTTACGAATTGTAAGACCATCGGAAACCGACCCCGATTCAAGGGATACCACATTTGCATCGTTTAGGTTGTAAATTTGTTGTCCGCTAACCATAGTGAACGAACCTGTGTAAAATGTTAATCTACCACCACTCTTGGCTTCAGTTCCATAATCTTTAGC